AGTACCACAAGCCTATGCTTACAATGATAAGGTAGCTGCTGAATGGTTCGCTCCTGCTGGTTTGAATCGTGGTGGACTTAGTGGAGCAATTGATACCCGTGTACGTTTGACAAAAGCTGATAGAGACGCTCTTTACAATGGTAGAGTTAACCCAATTGCTAAATTCCAAACTAGCGGAGTAGTAATCTGGGGTCAGAAGACTCTACAAGTTAGAGACACCGCTCTGAATCGTATAAATGTTCGTAGATTGTTAATCAATCTCCGTGAGTACATCAGTAACGTAGCTCTTAACTATGTGTTTGAGAATAACACTTTAGCGACTAGAAACAGCCTTATATCAGCAATAACTCCGTATATGGAGAGTGTTCAAACTCGTCAAGGTTTGTATGCCTTCCGTATCCAGATTGATGACACACTGAATACCAATGATGTGATAGATCGCAATCAGCTGATAGGTAAGATTTATGTATCTCCTGTTAAGTCTATCGAATTCATCTTATTAGAATTCAATATCACAGCTACTGGAGTTAATTTCGGATAAGTTAATATTTATTAATAGAATAAATTAAAATAAAATGGCTTTACTTAGTACAGATGAAATGTTGGGCACATTGTTTGAACCCATCCTCCAACATAGATTCGTAATGTATATAGACGGTATCCCTTCCTACCTGATCAAAAAGGTAGGAGGTATCGGATACGATGATGGAGAGGTTATCATTGACCACATTAATTCATACGTAAAGTTTCGTGCTAAGCGTAGGTGGAACGATGTAACACTCAGCCTCTACAATCCAGTATCACCTTCAGGTGCACAGACTGTAATGGAATGGGCTAGACTTGGCTACGAGACTGTAACAGGTCGTGCTGGCTACGGTGATTTTTACTGGAAGGATATTACCTTCAACGCTATAGATCCTGTTGGAAACGTAGTGAATGAATGGGTAATTAAGAAGGCATACATTAGGAGTGTATCTTCTTTCGGTGATTGGGACTGGTCTTTAGATGCTTACACCACTATTGAGATGACTTTAGGAAACTCAGGAATGGTCTTGAACTTCTAATTAGCACTACTTTTAAAATATAAGACCCGTCATATTTATTTATGGCGGGTTTTTTAATGTATATACTATGAACACACTTAAATACTTTATCGCTTTTGTTAAAGCCGAGTGCCGAAAAGAAGGCGTTAAATGTGATTTAAGAAATACAAAGTATGTAAAAGTTACTAATTCTATAAAAGCTTCCGGATATTTTGATGAGTCTGTTCCTACATTAGTTTGTTCTATGGGTAGAAAAGATTCAATAGAAATATTAGTTCATGAGTATTGTCATTTAACTCAATGGAGAGAACAAATCCCTTTGTGGAAAGATTGTGTTAAGAGTTGTGCTAAATTAGATGAGTGGTTATCAGGAAATTCTGTAGTCGGTATAGAAAAGCATGTAGCAAACTGTAGAGATTTAGAATTAGATAACGAAAAAAGATCTGTAGCCTTAATAAAAGAGTTTGAACTTCCTATAGATGTAGAAAGTTATACAAGAAAAGCAAACTCGTATGTCCATTTCTATAATTACATGTTAATGTCTAGAAGATGGTGTTCAACTAAAAACAGTCCGTACACTAATAAAAGACTAATAGAAAACATGTCCCCTAAATTTAATATGAATTATAAGAAACTTTCTAAGAAAATAGAGAAGATATTTATAGAAGAAGGTTTCTAATCTGATATTTATACAGTAAATTTGATATTTATATACACAAATTGTATTAAAAATGAAGCAAATTCAAAAACTTGACAATCTTATTGTTAAAATACTTAAAGAAGAGCTAGACGAAAGAGAGCTAAGATTTAAGACAACTGACGGCACTTCAGCAACAGCAACTCCGCAGCAAGTAGCCAGGGAAAAAAGTTTAAAACCAGGAGAAGTCATAACTTATACTAAAGAGTCAGAGAAAGAAGATAAACCAGATTCCAAAGTACTAGAAAACGAAGTAAAGGCATCTGACATAGCTGGTCAAGTATCAGAGATAGTAGACAAGCTAAAGACAATGGCAGAAGCTAAAGATGATCCTAAAAAGCAAAAACTTGCTGTTAGGGCAGTGAAGCAAATGGAATCTGTTAAGGCTGCATTAGAAGCCCTTACAGCCCATGAAATGATGCTTGAAGAGAAGAAGCAGGCAGAAGAAGAGAAAAACGCAGAAAAGCATGTAAAAGGATTTAAAAAGCACCTGACTAAGCTTGTTAAAGAACCTGCTGCTGTAGAAAAGATAGCTTCTAAGATGGATGCTAAAAAGATGGCAGAGCTTAAAAAGAAGATAAAGAGCGGTGAATTAGACGAAGAGAAGCTAGCTAGAGTAATGCTACAGACGTCTTTAAAAGAAGGCTGGATTAAATAATACCCCTACACCCATGCAAAAGGCCCACCTAATATTGGTGGGTTTCTTTTTTACAAAAACGTAAAATCATATATTTATATATATAAAATATAGTTTATGGCAGAATTAATGAATGTTCCGACACAACCTTTAGACCTCCCATCAAGAGGTCTTCTCTACCCAGAGAGTAGTCCACTAAGTTCTGGACAAGTAGAGCTTTATTTACCTACAGCAATGCATGAAGACATTTTAACAAACAAAAACTTCATTCAGCAAGGTGTAGTAATTGACAAGTTTTTACAGTCTATTATAGCTTCTAAAATTGACTATAATGATTTACTTATAGGAGACAAAAACGCTATAATGATAGGAGCTAGGATATTAGCTTACGGTAGTAATTACACTTTTAAATATACGCCTCAAGGATCTTCAATTTCTGAAGACGTTACAGTAGACTTATCAAAATTGAAAGAAAAAGAGATAGATTGGGCATCTGTTAAGAAAGGATCCAATGAATTTGATGTAGAACTTTCTATCTCAAAAAAGTTAGTTACATACAAAATTTTATCTCATAAAGATGAGATGGCTATTGAAGCGGAAATAAAAGGTCTACAAAAGATAAATAAGAACCTTTCTTCTGATACAACAGTAAGGTTAGCACATTCTATAGTAGCAGTGGAGGGCGATAGGGACAAAAAAGTAATAAGAGACTTTGTAAAACTAATGCCAATAAGAGATTCACAAGAATTGAAAAAAGAAGTTTCAAAAAACACACCAGATATAGTAATGAAATTTGATTTTACTTTATCTAATGGAGAGGTAGTGGAGGGCCTCAACATTCCGCTAACGGTTGACTTTTTTTGGCCTGAGTTTGGAGTATAGAAACCGCCTATTTGATGAGTTGTTGTGGTTATCTATGAATACCAAGGGAGGCATATCATACGAACAAGCTTACCACATGCCAACAGCATATAGGCTGATAAATATCAAAAAACTTTCTGACATAATAAAGAAACAAAACGAAGAAATAGAAAAGGCACAATCTAAAGGAACCTCTCTAAATATGGAAGATCTTGCAAAGAGAAAAGATCAAATGGCCGACTACATGTCACCGAGAGCTGCTAATAAAAAATAGCAGCTTTCATATTTATATATAAAGAGAAAGTATGCTTCCATCTGGAACACCAACACCAACACCAGCACCAGCACCTACCTCTGGGCCTACGCCTACTCCTGCACCTACGCCAGCTATATTTGGTGTAGCTTCGGATATAGTAAAATCTATTACTACATTAAGAAATGATTTACAATCTTCTGTAGACCATACTAAAGATTTAGCAAAACAATTAGGAATAAGTAGTACTTCTTTAAAAACCTCTTATGAGTTATCTACAGACGTTAAGCATACTTTAGATGATACTAGAACAATAGCTACAAAATTAGGAAGATCCTACATAGATCAAGATCTTGTATTGGAGAGAATAAATACTAATCAACTTGAATCAGTTGCTATACAGACAGAGCTTGAGGAGGCAATGAAGAGAGTAAATCAAGCAAGGACTGCTGCTAAATTAACACCTCTTCAAACAGAAGCAGATCTCCTTGCAGACATAGAAAAAAGACTTGAAAGCAAAAACGCAGGAACAAGAAAAAAAGTAACTGCAGATGAAAGAGCTTTTGTTCTTTTAATGAAAGAAAAAGGTGCTAGAGAAGAAATAGATAAAGTACTTCAAAGAGTAAACGGAGAACTAAATGAAGGAAATGTTTTAGTAAAAGAAGCCCAATTAAAAGCTAGTGTGTTATCTAAAATTTTTGGACAGCTAACAGGTATACCATTTTTAAAAGATTTCATGGATTTTCAAAAAATATCTGATGCTTTTAAGAAGAGTAATAAAGAAGGGTTTAGCGCTATGGGAGAAGAAATCATGAGGGTTGTAAAAAGTCCTTTGTTTCTACTTGCAATTGGTCTAACAGCTATTGTAGGAATTATCAAGTCTTTAGTAAAAGCGGCTCTTGAATTTGATAAACAGTTAACAGAAGTTGCTAATAATTTAGGAATATCTCAAAAAGCAAGTATAGGCGTTTTAGATAATTTTAGAGAAATATCTCTAAACAATCAAAATATAGTAAAAGGGTTAAACAATGCTTATTTATCTATAAAAAATCAAACACAAGCAACAGCAGAACTGCAAGAAATTTTAGGAACAAATGCAATGTTTACAAATAGAATGGTACAAAGCCAAATTCTATTAACTAAACAAATGAAGTTATCAAAAGAGGAATCTGCTGGTATACAAAAATTATCTATATTATCAGGAAAATCAGCAGAAGATATTCTACAAAACTCAATATCTCAAAATAAAACAGCCATATCTTACAAAAAGATAATTTCGGATATAGCTAAAGTAAATTCAGAGATATCTGTTATGTATAAAAATAATCCTGAGTTAATAGCTAAAGCAGTTATTGAAGCTAATAAATTAGGATTAAGTTTAGAACAAACTCAACAAATATCAAAAAGTTTATTAGATTTTGAAACTTCTATAGGAGGAGAACTTGAAGCTGAACTTTTAACAGGACAAAGGCTTAATTTTGAAAAAGCTAGAGCTTTAGCTCTAGACGGAAAATCAGTAGAGGCTGCCAAAGAGCTGATGGATCAAATGGGAGGTTTGAATGGACTTACAAAATTGAACGTAATCCAAAGAGATAGATTAGCAGCGTCTATAGGGATGTCAGCAGCTGAGTTAACTAATGCTGCTAGAGAACAAGAAATTCTAAACAAACTTGGATTTGAAAATAGAAAAGGATTAGAAGAGCAGTATGCACTTCTTAAATCGAGAAATGATACAGCTGGAATAGCTTTATTAATGGAAGAGGCTAGAAAGAAAGAAGGAGGTGAGGTACTATTACAAGACATAGCAAGGGCTAATTTACAAGAAAGATTCCAAGAAACTTTAGAGAGAATAAAACAAATCTTTACTGAAATAGCAGCTGGGCCTATTATAAATATGATTGAAGGTCTTGCTAAGTTTCTTCAGAATACAACTCTATTAAAAGGGTTATTAGTGGGCGTGTCAGTGGTTATGGGAGCAATAGCTGCCGCAGCCATAGCCGCTGCGTATGCAATAACTGTTGCTACGGGAGGAGCTAATTTAGCATCGGCTGCACTTATTGGAGGAGGTACTGTTGGACTTCTTGGTGGATTAGCGCTTACCTCATCGGCTTTTCAAGGAAGTACTGCATCAATAAATCCAGAAAGTAAGATGCCAACAATTCCAAAAAATGAAAATAGAGCGGATAATCAATACAACAGAAGGGAATTAGAAAAAAGAATTACCACTTCAGATTACGCAAGTAATCAAAATACTACAAGAGATTTGCAACAAAGATCAAATCCTTTAGTTTATACAAGTAATGAAAATACTACAAAAGAATTACAACAAAGATCAAATCCTTCAGATTACGCAAGTAATCAAAATGCTACAAGAGATTTGCAACAAAGAATGAATCCTTTAGTTTATACAAGTAATGAAAATACTACAAGAGATTTGCAACAAAGAATGAATCCTTTAAGTTCTGGAGCACAGACTCTGTCTCAAGAAAGGGAAATGTTAGAAGTAAAAACAACAAAAGTAGATTCTTACTTAGAAGAGTATAAAAAAACTTTGACAAGTGTAAATTCAAAATCTCCGGAAGTAACTGAAATACCAAAGGTTAGAAATTCGTATGAAGATTATGAAATGGAGAACAGAAGGAGAGATGATAGGAGAGATGATAGGAGAGACATGGCATCAAACACAGATCAAAATAGGCCAATTGAGAATAAGGTCTATGTGTATTTAGATGGACAAAATGTTACCATAGCTCAGAGAAAAGTTGATTATAAATTCACATAATTATAAAAAATAGTATAAAGTGCCCCTTTTAGAACAATTAGTACAAAATTTAAACAACTATATATACTATAGCGGAAAAGGTACTTTTAATGCTAATAATTTACCATATGGTAATGATCGTCCCGGAGGGGGAAGTAGTAATCAACCATTTGTTGTTAGGGGGGTAGATACTAGATGGTCCCCTTCGAATTTTGATGATGGATTAACTCCTTTTGGAGTAGTAACGTTAGCCTCCAGAACTGCTTCTGATTTGTCTAGAGTTACTCAATTTTTATACACTACTGTAAAAGGTCCCTTATTTCTTTTAAAACAAACAGGTCTTCAAAGAAGCAATCCTAATATCAAACAGACAGATGTTAATGTGTTTGATAAAAAAATCATACCGACTCAATTATATAACCCTTTAGGATTAAATACACTGGCTCAAGTAGCTTTAGGGCCTTTAGGAGCTAGATTTACAAAACATGGATTAATCCCTCAGACAGAATCTGAAAGGAGTTATGAGAAATTTATACTAACTGAGGAAGCAGAAGGCAGAAATAAGTTAAGCAACTTAGTAAAAAAATTTACCGACAAAAATCAGAATCAGGATGTTATAATGAAGTATGGTGGAGGAGCCAGTTCTTTTTTTGGAATAGGAAGTACAACAATAAAAAGGTTTTATAAAATAATAAACAATCCTATAGTGGATTCTAAAAGCGGGTTCATATCTGTACCTGTAGCAAATCTACAAACTATATCAGGAGATTCTACGTATATTTTTAAAACAGGATATGTAGACACTACCAGAATATCAGAAAATGAGGATATTATATTTAATGCTTATACAATCGGTGATATAAGTCCTCAAGAATTAGACAATAGTTTTTATACTGGAGATAGCGACAACAATTACATGCTAAACAGTACTCATGATTTTAGAGCATATAAAAATGCTATAAACGAAAAAATAGCAGGTAACAAAGGTAAGAAGTTGCCGCAATCTGATTATAGTCTCTATAACATGGAGAGGAGGATAGGAATTGCAAAAGTAAGGACCCCTGAGCAAAGGGTGAGTTATAGTTCACAAGCAGACACTGCGGATAGAATTAATAAGATATCTTTATTTTATAGCAATAATCCAGCCGGAAATGATAGTAATGTAAATGAATTAATTGATGTTAATGGAGAAAAAGTAACTAAAGATAGATTAAGAGATATTGTAAAGTTTAGAATAAAGGTATATGATAATGATAGAAATCTAGACCCAAAAGGAACTAACTATGGGGTATTTATGATTTTTAGATCGTATATAAACAATATAAAAAGAAGTGTAATATCTAAATGGGATGCGTATAAATACGTAGGAAGAGGAGAATCTTTTTATGCGTATGATGGGTTTACAGAGAATATAACAATATCTTTTACCATAGCGGCCTCTAGTAGAGAGGAAATGAAGCCTTTGTATCAAAAACTTAATTATTTAATGTCAACGTTAACCCCAGACTATTCCAGTTCTGGATTAATGAGAGGTAATATAGCGGAGCTTACAGTAGGGGATTTTATATTGTATCAACCTGGAATTATAACTAATTTTGATATGATAATAGATGAAGATTCTAACTGGGAGATCGCTTTGCAGGAACCTGAAAACGATGCATTTGGAACAGATTCTGATATGCACGAATTGCCTCAGTTGATAAAATGTACATTAACTTTCATTCCAATATACAATTTCTTACCAAGAAAAAGCGCAGAAGCTCCTTTTATAGGCATAGATGGTTTAAGGGAAAAAGATAAAATAAAGAAACAGTGGTTATTAAATTTAGATGAAAAAATAAGAAGCAATGTCTAGATACAGTAATTTAGATATATTGAAAGATGGGTCAAATGGAAGAAGGTATATAAAAGCACCAAAATATCCCGAAATTCCATTTTCTGATTTAGATATTTATATAGAAACAGTATATGGAGATAGATTGGATGTTATTGCTTACGAGTATTATAAATCTGTAGATTATTATTGGGTTTTAATAGTAGCAAATAATTTGCCTGGAAGTAGTATATTTGTTACTCCTGGAACTCAATTAAGAATCCCTGCTGATTTAGAGTCTATATTAACAAACTACGATATATTAAACGGTTTATAAACATATGTCTATTTTTAAAGGTACATTCAAACCCTATGTAATAAGGCAGATAAATGCTAGACAAAGTATATTAGGGCAAAAAAATAGACCTCCTCAATTTTCCCAATACGTTTCTGGAAAAAGTCCATGGATTAGAATGACTTCTTTTGTGAATTACAACAATTCTCCCGACTTAGCTAAACAGTATGTCCTTATGGGAGGTACTCTTTATGATTTTAATACAGACACAAACATTGTAAAAATGAGGGCGGGTGTCGGAGGCAGAGGTGCATCTTATGGAGGTGATTTGGGGAATAGGCAGTATGGCATAAGACCTATGCCAGGAATAACAGAATTAACCACAAGGTCACTCGGCGCATATGGATCTTTAACTGAAACAGTTGTTAAATTTTATGCGTGGGACGTAAAACAACTGGAAGATCTCACAGTGCTATTTATGAGGCCTGGATACAAAGTTTTACTGGAGTGGGGATGGTCTTTGTATTTAAACACAAGTGATAAAGGAGAAGATTATAAAAAAAAGACAGACCCTAATTCAGTAAAAAGTGTACCTATTGATTATGATCTCGAAAATATGCCGTTTAATACCATAGACTGTTTTGGGTCTGGCATAACTCAGGACGTTGTCTATGATCAATTAGAAAAACTAAGACACAGATATTCTGGTAATTATGATGGAGTACTAGGGTCAATTAAAAACTATTCATATATTTTACTTCCTAATGGAGGATATGAGTGTACTGTTACTTTAATGAGTATTGGAGATGTTATAGACACTATAAAATTAAACGATACGATAGGATATATAGGAACTCCTACTACAGGTCAAGAAGGGACAGCAGAAGGAAATGAAGATATTAAAAGTGATTTTGAGCTTATTTTTGATGAATATTCTAAGTTGGGACCTTTTCTTGAAAGACCAAAGTCAAGCATAATAACTTATATTGATAATAGCATTGACCCAAAAAATGCTAAATATATAGATCGTTATGTTTATACTTACCAGATTCCTGCAAATATACAAACAGTGCAATCAATACCTGTAGGGTTAGATAAGCCGGGAGGTAAGAGATCTTACTATTATCTTCAATTAGGATATGTTTTACACATATTGAATACTGTAAAAAATATCTTTACAGAGAAAGATAATAAAACTTTATTTGAAATAGAAATACCAGGAGAGCCAGATAACTATGATAATCTTTCTAATGGGCTATGTCAAGCTTCTTATAACATAGTTTCTATAGATCCTAGCATATGCTTAATTAGAAACAGCAGCGCTACATTATTTTCATCAAAAGTTCCCGATCCTTTAGATGATACAAATGTTTTAAATAAAAGAGGGTTTCTACCTAACATTTATAAAAAAGAAAATTTTACAGCAACTACTACGCCATCTAATAATAAAAACATAGAAGAGTATTTATACTCTACTACAAATTTTGGATTGATAAGAAATATATATGTTAATGTTTTAGAGATTCTTTCTATATACAAACAGCAATCTGTTTCTAATAATGGATATGTTTATTTAGGAGATTTTATAACTGCCTTAATGAATAAAATATCTTATTCATTAGGATCTATAAATGACTTTGGAATATTTGTATCAAATAAAAAAATTGCAATTATAGACAAACATTACACAGAAGTAGGAGCAGATTCTTCCTATATAAACAAATTTAAAGTTAATATAGCAGGAACTAATACTATAGTAAGAACTCATAAAATAGAATCTAAAATATTTCCGTCTCAGGCAACTATGATAGCAATCGCTGCTCAAAGCCGACAAAATATAGCTTCTATTCAAACATCCACATACAACTATATAAATGAAGGCTTAATAGATAGATTACTAGGAGAGAAGACAAATAAAAAAGAGGATTTAGCTAAAACAGAACAAGAAGCAAAAATAGCAAAATTGATTAGCATATTAAGACTTATACAATATGTAAACAACTATGTTATTCCCAATACTATTAAAAGTGATTCATACATGTCAAATGTATCAACTATGAACGGGTATTTAAACACTTTATTAGTAGAAATGGAAGGGGGTACAAATTATAAAGGAATCATACCAGTATCTGTAGATCTTACTATAGATGGGCTATCAGGTCTTACAATAGGAGAAATTTTTACAGTAGACAAAAAAGTATTGCCCAAAGATCATAAGGATAAGTCTATAGGATTTATAGTAACTAAATTGTCTAATCAAGTATTGGCAGGATCTTGGACAACTAATATACAATCTCAAATGTGTGTGTTAGATCAAGATATTAAACAACTAGAGACTAGAGAAAAAGCAAATGAGATTTTATCTCAAATTTTAAATCTAGCCGAAGAAATTAAATTAAAAAATATTGCATCTGTAATATATTATAACTTATTGGCTGCATTAACAGCTGACTTGTTGTCTGGTAGAATAAAGGTTGCAAATGAACTAGGAGATCTAGTAGTCAGAGATCCAAGTAAAGTTTTATATACAAAATCAGCATTAGCAGAGTTTTTATCTGGAGAAAAAATAACTTTAGAGGATATTATAAAAGACCTTCAAAGATCTTACCTAAGAGCTTATCCTGACGCTAAAAAGAGAACTTTCTACGATACTTTCTTTTATAGAGATGATAATTTAAATGACGCACAAGTAGCTACTAATGTTATATATGGAATGTACTACTACAGTTACATGACGGCAGAGGTAAAATCAAAATTTGATGCTGAGTTTTCTAGGGTCATGGCTAGATATGTAAACGGAGATTTGACACAAAAGACATCGATTAGTGACGGTAAAGGGCAGGTAACTTCAGTAATATACGATCTTGTATTCTCCAAAATAGATGTAACAAAGGCAGTAGATCCTGCTACCGGAATATTAGTGCCAAATGTACCTTTTGTAGGAGGATATGCAATTGTTCCTATAACAAAATAAAAATATGTATTACCCTAAATCGGAAATATTAAAAGTAGATTATACCTCTGGAACTGAGTTTTTGACAAAAAACACATCAGCTTTTTATAAAGGATTTTATTATAAGACTAATGATGGAAGGTTTTTTTCTGGAAAAGAGTATAATTCTGAGACTAAAGAATTAGTTCCTATATCAAACAGTGTTTCAGGAATAAACCAAAAAAAATCTTATGAGTTTTATTATGCAATGCCTACTAATGAAGAATACGATAAAGGATTTTTTACTAGGTATGTAATAAAAAGAGTAAATAGCGGCTTTGAAACTATACTAGAAGTAGATGAAAAAGAATATGATAGAGCTACAAAAGATCCTTTATACGTAGCTTCAAAATTTACCTGGAAGATAACAGGTCCGTTGTATAATACCCCAGAAGGAATTCCAGGAGTAGTTGATGAAAATCAAAAAACTTTAGATCAAGTAGAAAAAACTATTGCAGAAGTAAAAAAATATTTTACAAATTTGGCACAGTACGCAAAGTAATCTATATTTGTACAAAGGTTATAATGTGTATTACATAATAGAAACGGAAGAACAGTTTCACAAATTTTCACAATACGATTTTACAAATTGTTATGTAGATGTCATAACTCTAAACGATAATTATCACCCCAAGGCATCTGATATATCTCTAGTCTACATTAAACCTTTTAGGTCTAGAATGGGGTTTATGCTTTGTGTGGACCACACAGAAACCTTTAGTCTTCCAAAAGACCTTGTATTAGAGTTTCTTCATGGTAAAATAGGAAACATATACGCAATAGACGGAAAACGTCTTAGGTATTTTATTAATAGAGAGTGTGACTTATACTGCGTAAAAACAGCTAGGTACATTGCCACAGGGGTGTACACAGAAGAAACAGACTACAATACGGTAGCACATAGATTCTTCTATCAGAAGTACGAAAACAGGCCAGACATTAATAAAATAATTCCGGTAGCTAAGCATTTTGAGAAATATGAAAAACTAGTATCAAGTTTTAAATTTGAGGCATCTTGGTATAAAGCCAAGTACTATAAATTGTACGGATGCCTGGCTCCAAAGGTATTTAACGAAATAGAGGCAGAGGGGATTAAAATAAATAATGACGTATTTTTCAGTCATTATAAGCCAAAAAGCCCCTTAATGTCGGTTAAGTCAGACAAAATATACACTCAGTACAACATGTTTACTAGTACGGGTAGACCTTCAAATGCGTTTAATGGTATTAATTTTGGCGCTATGAAAAAGGAAGATGGTAGTAGATCTTCTTTTATACCATCTAAAGATGTCTTTATAGAGTTTGATTATTCATCGTATCACATTCGTATATTATCGTATCATATCGGATACGAATTTGAAAAAGAGGATCTTCACACTCACTTAGCAAAGTTCTATTTCGGTACAGATGACATCACCCCAGAACAGTACTCAGAGAGTAAGGGGCTTACATTTAAACTATTGTATACTGATTCTGTAACAGAAGAATTAGAAGACATTCCTTTTTTTGCAAAAGTTAAAGAATTTAAAAAATATCTGTGGAACATCTATAAAAAACAAGGGTACATAGAAAGTTTTCTATCTAAAGTACCAATAAAAGGGATAACATCTAAAACACAAGTATTACCCTACATGCTTCAGAGTTATGAAACGGAAAGAAATATATTAGTTATAAATGATATATTAGATTATCTTAAGAATAAAAACACTAAATTAGTGCTGTATAACTACGATTCTTTCTTATTTGACTACAGTAAGACAGATGGAAAAGAAACTGTTAACGACCTTAGAAATATACTTGAACAAGATGGATATAAAACTTCTTGTAAGTTCGGACACAACTATCAAGAAATGCAAAATATATAATTTTTTACTATATTTTTACTATTTATATATGAAAAATACAACGTTTTTTGATTTAACATACGATTACTTGAATAAGCTATTTTGTACTTTTACAAAGAAAGAAGATCTGGAGATTACAATTACCGACATAAAAAGTCGATATGAAGTGATATATTCCAAGATATTTGTATTAGAGACAAATAATGACAACGAATACGTATGTACTTACAACATTGACAGTGAAAATGTCAATAAAAACAACGTATTGCCTAATACTATATTGATGCATAGGAGAAAGGAGTGCAATGTTCTATACACTATAAACTCCTTGAACAAACTCATAGAGTCTTTAAACAACGGCGTTAGAGACAATAACTATAAAGTTAATTGGAAGGATTATGAAAATAGCATTCTCCTTACCCAGAACAACCAGTTTGTTCAGTTAAAGACTAAAATCCACAACATAGTAAACGTGGATAAGTCTTCCAAAAAATAAATTTGGTTTTATCCAAATACTTTTTATCTTTGTTTTTCACTTAAAAATTAAGTTATGTCCAAGATTGATTTGATCAAAGAAAGACTGAATAAGCTTCAGTCAAAGAATGCAAGCGGTGGTTATGAAAAGATTGATTACACCACAATTTTCTGGAAACCAAAATTAGGAAAGCAAGTAGTCAGGATCCTCCCCAGGAAGTCCAACAAAGATTTTCCGTTCTCAGAAGTATCTTTTCATCAGTACAACATCTTTAAGAAGAATGTTTATTGTTTGGAGAATTTCGGAGAAAAAGATCCTGTTGTTCAACTTGTACGTGAATTGTACGATGAGAATACAGAGAGTAGTAAAGAGTTGGCTAGAAAACTTAAACCCCGTCTCAAATACTTTGCACAAGTACTTGTACGTGGAGAAGAAGGTTTAGGAGCTAGGTTGTGGGAGTTTAACAAGACTACTTACGAAAAGCTTCTTAGCATCATGGCTGATGATGACTTTGGAGATGTGTCAGATGTTACTCAAGGTACAGATCTTACTGTAGAAGGATACAATGATGTAATTAAGATTGGAAAAAAAGATGTAAATTACATAGCTGTAAACGTAACACCAAAAAGAAATATCTCTCCTATTTCTGAAGATGCCTCCCTTGTTGAAAAGGTTTTAGGTACTCAAAAAGAAATTACCGAAGTTTATAAAAAATATAGCTACGATGAAGTTAAAAAAATGCTTCACGATTATATTAACCCTCAAGAGCAATCTTCTGAGGAAGTAGTAGAAGTAAAGAAAGAGCAAACAACAGAAGAGCCTCCTTTTGAAGGCCCATATAAATCTACTGCTGATTATGTAGCTCCTGCTAAAAATAGTGTAGCTTCCAAGTTTGACGATTTATTCGGAGAAGAAGAAAATTAAAATTTAAAATATGGCAGAATCAAAAAACATTAAGGGCGCTGTAGCTAGCGCTCTTCAGAAAGGTGCGTCCTTTAATTTAGATAATTTTAAAAAATCTAAGAATCTAACTGAAGGAGTTAAGTATAAGAGGCAAGAGTGGATACCATTGTCTGAGGCTTTTCAAGAAGCTATAGGACTTCCTGGACTTCCTCATGGGCATGTTATAACTTTGAGGGGACATAGTGATACCGGAAAAACAACTGCTATGATTGAAGTAGCGGTGAGTGCTCAAAAGATGGGGAAGCTTCCTGTATTTATTGTAACAGAGATGAAATGGTCTTGGGACCATGCTAAGATCATGGGGTTTGATGTTAAAGAGTCTGTAGATACAAGCACAGGAGAAATCTCTTACACAGGCAATTTTATATATGTAGATAGAGATCATTTGTCTACTATTGAAGATGTTGCTGCTTTTATTATGGATCTCTTGGATGAACAAACTAAAGGGAATCTACCAGTAGACTTAGTATTCTTATGGGACTCGGTAGGATCTATACCATGTAGACAATCTGTAGAATCTAATAAAAATAATAATGAATGGAATGCTGGAGCTATGTCCGTACAGTTCGGCAACTTCGTAAACCAGAGAATTATTAGATCCAGAAAAGAAACATCTCCATATACAAACACTTTGGTAATCGTTAATAAGGTGTGGGTAGAAAAGCCCTCAGTTCCTATGGAAATGCCTAAGATGAAGAACAAAGGAGGTAACACCATGTTCTTAGATTCTACTGTGGTTGTAACTTTTGGTAATGTAACCGGAGCTGGTACTAATAAAATAAAAGCTACTAAGAATGGTAAAGAAGTTGAATTTGCGAAGAGGACTAAGGTATCTGTCGATAAGAATCACATTACTGGGGTTACTTCTCTTGGTCGGATTATTGCAACTCCTCATGGGTTTATTATTGATGATAAGAAGTTTATTGACGCTTATAAAAAAGCACATTCTGCTGAGTGGCTCAAGATTTTGGGGAGCGATGACTACGATGTCATTGAAGAAGAAGACAACGGAAGTATAGTAGACAACACCCCTGGTGATGAATAAAGAAAGACTCTTAGATATATTTTCTAGAATTAATAAAGATGAAAAACCAAAAAACCTCCATCACAATAGCAGAGTGTTGATAGTGGATGGTATGAATACTTTCCTCAGAAGCTTTGCTGTTGTTGATAGGGTTAATCTCATAGGAAATGATATAGGAGGATTAATTGGTTTTCTGAAGTCTCTTGGACATGCAATCAAACTGTTAACACCGACTCGTGTAGTAATCGTCTTTGACGGTGAAGGCGGGTCGGTAAACAGGAAGTATCTTTATAATGATTACAAATCTAATAGAGATACCGGGAGAATTATGAACTATAAATCATTCAATAACAAGGAGGATGAGGATAATTCTAAGTACAATCAAATGTCTAGATTGATTCCTTATTTAGAATGTTTGCCTTTATCGTTAATGTCCTTTGATAAGCTAGAAGCGGATGATGTGATTGGGTACTTATCAAATAAAATTTACGAAGAGTACGATGATTCTATAGTGCATATAATGTCATCAGATAACGACTTTATTCAATTAGTAAATGATCGAATCAATGTATACAGTCCTACAAAGAAAAAGATATATGAAGTAGAAAATGTTGTACAGGATTTTGGAGTACACCCCAATAATTTTTTAATATACAAAACCTTAGTAGGAGATACTTCCGATAACATCCCAGGAGTTCATGGTGCAGGGGAAAAAAATGTAATAAAGCTTTTTGAATTTGTATCTAAGCCTGAACCTAAAACTTTACAAGATGTTTATGAAGTTTGTTCTAATCCTCCTAAAAATTCAGTAGTTTATCAGAGAGTTATAAACGTTCAAAAACAATTAGAAATTTTCTATAAGTTAATGGACTTGAAAGATCCTAACATATCCGATGAATTAAAGGAACAGATTTTAGAAGAGTATCATAAAAAAACTCCTCTACTAAGAAAGTTTGATTTTATAAAACTATACCATCACGACAGAATGGGAGGGGCCATACCTAATTTAGAAACATGGACTACTCTATTTTCATCGTTGAATAATTATTAACAGTTATGACGGCAAATAAATTAAATCAGTATGGGCATCAGTTCCAGATAAAGGTTCTATACTCACTACTAAACGACAAAGCATTTTTACAAAACATAGCAGATGTAATAACTGCAGAGTACTTTGAATCTGCTGCACATAAGTGGATTATAAAAGTTATTCTGGATTATTATTCTAAGTACCATACCTACCCTACAATGGAAGTTCTAAAGATTGAACTTAAGAAAGAGGAAAATGAAGTACTTCAAATATCTATTAAGGAAGAGTTAAAACAGGCTTACACCGCTACTCAAGATGATATTGATTATGTAAAGGAAGAGTTTTTCAACTTCTGTAAAAATCAAAAGCTTAGAGACGCTTTACTATCCTCAGTAGATCTTTTAAAGACTGGAGAGTTTGAAGGAATTAGAAAGATGATCGATGAAGCATTGAAAGCAGGTAATGAAAAGAACATAGGACACGAATACGACAAGGATGTAGAGAGTAGGTTTAGGGAAGAGGAGGATAGAAAGATACCGTTCCCTTGGAAAGTGTTTAATGACATTACGGATGGAGGAGTAGGCGGTAGTAACCTAATGCTTCTCTTTGCGCCTCCCGGCATAGGAAAGTCTACCGTAGTTTGTAACATAGCTTCCCACTGTATTAAAAATGGGTACAACGTTGTGTACTATACTTTGGAGTTGGATGAGAGATATGTAGGTAAAAAAATAGACTCTATCTTGACAGGCATAGAAGTAAAGATGCTTAAGTTTCACAGAAAAGAAGTAGAGGCAGCAATTAAAAGCCTCAAAGGAAGGATAGTGATTAAAGAGTATTCTCCAGGAAGAGCTTCTCTAGGTACCATAGAGTCCCACCTAAAGCAATTAGAGGCTAATAACGACTTTATTCCAGATTTGGTAATAATAGACTACCCAGATCTTTTAAAGGCTAGAAGGACCCGTAAAGAGGCTAAGGAGGAATTAGATGACATCTACACAGATCTAAAAGGAATGGCAAAGGACCTTAAGATACCTTTTGTGTGTCCTTCTCAGATTAACAGGATGGGTGCCAAGGATGAGATAATAGAAGGGGATAAAGTGGCAGGTAGTTTCCAAAAGATGATGATTGCTGATTTTAGCGTATCTTTATCAAGGAAACGAAAGGATAAGATAAACGGGACCGGAAGATTTCATATTATGAAGTCTAGGCTTGGGCCTGATGGCATGACGTACTCAGCAAAGATAGATTTAAATAAAGGGTTTATAGATATATCTGAAGATCTTTATGATGAAGAAACTGAAGGTCAGGAAGAAGGGGGAAAGGGGGATTTTAGTTTAGATGACATATCTACTTTGAAAAGAAAGTTTAGCAACAGTTAAATTCATAAGCATGCTAAACATCTGTAAAAAAATCCGAGCATTTTAAATTTTTTTTCTCTCTGTACTATGTATTTATTTTTGCTCTCTAAAATTTTTTAATAAACACAACTATGGAATTAGGATCAGAAATCTTAAGTCAAATTACTATTTTTTCCAAGTACGCTAAATATTTACCAGAAGTACAAAGAAGGGAAACATGGGATGACATTGTAACTAGGTACGAAGTAATGTTAACGCAGAAATTTCCTAAATTAAAAAAGGAAATAGTAGAAAACGCAGAATTCATAAGACAAAAAAAGGTTTTGCCTTCTATGAGAGCTTTGCAATTTGCAGGCGCTGCTGCGGAAGTAAACAACGCTAGAATTTATAATTGTTGCTATCTCCCTATGGATAGCGTACATTGCTTTTCTGAGTCTATGTTTCTTTTGTTAGGGGGCACAGGAGTAGGATATTCCGTTCAGTTTCAACACGTTGAGAAGCTTCCAGAAATTATAAAGCCTACAAAGACTAAAAGATTTTTAATTCAAGATAGTATTATTGGATGGGCTGATGCAGTAAAGGTTTTAATGAAATCTTATTTCGGCAAAGGGCCTAGACCTATTTTTGACTATAGAGATATTAGACCAAAAGGAGCTAGATTGATCACAGCGGGAGGTAAGGCACCTGGCCCTGAACCATTAAAAGTTTGTTTATTTCATATAGAATCAATTCTTGAACGTAAACAAAATGGGGAAAGGCTTTCTACATTAGAGGTTCACGATATCATGTGCCACATTGCTAACAGCGTGTTGTCAGGAGGAATTCGCCGTGCTGCTATGATTGCTTTGTTTAGCCATGAAGATGAAGAAATGCTGACTTGTAAATTTGGAAATTGGTGGGAGTTAAACGAACAACGTGGCAGAGCTAACAACTCCGCTGTTCTTGAAAGAGGTCAGATAAGTGAGGAAGAGTTTAAAGCACTTTGGAAAAAAGTAGAACTTAGTAATTCTGGGGAGCCTGGATTCTATTGGACTAAGAATGCTGAGTGGGGTACAAACCCATGTTGTGAAATTGCATTGAGACCTTATCAATTCTGTAACCTGTGTGAAGTTAATGTATCTGATATAGAGAATGAAGATGATCTTCAGCAGAGAGTAAGAGTTGCTTCATTTTTCGGAACTCTACAAGCTTCATACAGTGACTTCCATTATCTTAGACCAATATGGCAGAAGACTACTGAAAAAGATGCTTTACTTGGAATAGGTATGACTGGGATAGGTAGCGGAGAGATTCTTAAATATGATTTAACTAAGGCAGCAGAGGTAGCGAAAGAAGTTAATGCCTTCTATGCAGAAGAGATAGGAATCAATAAAGCAGCTAGAGTAACTTGTATAAAGCCTTCTGGGACTACTTCTTGTGTGTTAGGCACAGCCTCCGGTATTCATGCTTGGCATAATGAGTATTATCTTAGAACTGTGAGGTTTAACAAGTCAGAAGATATTGCAAAGTATCTTATGGAAAAACATCCTGAGATTTGTGAAGACGATCAGTTGAGGTCTCATGACACTTTATGTGTAAGGATACCAATCAAAGCCCCAGAAAATTCTATACTCAGATCAGAAACCCCTATTGAACTCCTGGAAAGAGTCAAACACTTTTCCATGAACTGGATTAAAAGTGGTCATAGGACAGGGTATAATACTCATAACGTGTCTGCTACTGTATCAATTAGGGAAAACGAATGGGATGTAGTTGGTAATTGGATGTGGGAAAATAGAAACCATTACAACGGATTATCAGTTCTTCCTTATTGGGGAGGTACGTATGTACAGGCTCCTTTTGAAGATATTACAAAAGAAGAATATGAAGAAAAGATTAAACACCTAACTTCTATCGACCTCACCAATGTTTTAGAAGAAGATGATACTGTTAACTTTGGAGCTATAGCAGCTTGTGCAGGAGGTCAGTGTAACGTAGAGTAGTGTCAAAATTACAAGAAAATATAGATTTTTATATAGATGAGCGGACTGGGTACATGGTACTCACCGCTCACTATTTATCTCAAAAAGAAAAGTGTTGTGGGAATAAATGTAAACATTGCCCTTATTATCCTAAATGGGTAAAAGGAAATAAAATTTTGTTAGAAAATAAATAACTTTTATATTTGTTAAAATTAATACCATGATTGTATACATTATATTTCTTATACTCAATCTTTTAGGGATGGGGTATCTTTTTTATGCAAATGAAAAGCAACAACAAATTAATAGAGAGTATCTAACAAATGCAATACTTGTCAATGCTTCTATGGAAATATTGAAAAAACAATTAGATAAACTCCAAGATAAAGTATTAGAACTAGAAGAAAAGCTAAAAGAAACTAAAAAATAAAAGGTTATGCAAGCAGGATCAATAGTGGAGTGTATTAAAGGACACCCAGGAGTAATAGAAGAAGGACAGTATTATACAATAAGAGACCTAAAAAAGGGCGTCTTTTTGTATGAACTATCTCCCCCAGAACCATACACTTCTTTTTTAAAAGAGAGATTTAAAGAAGTACATTCTCCAGATGAAGTATCAAAAATACTAGCAGAATTATTATTTGATGAAATTGAAAATTAGATAAAATGGAATTTAGAGAGTATCAAAATTTAGCAAAGACAACAGCAATATATCCCGATACAGCTAAAATATTTTACCCATGTTTAGGATTAGCTGGAGAAGTCGGTGAAGTGTGTGAGAAAGTAAAGAAACACGTAAGAGATGGCAGAGTTTTAGACAAAGAAGATCTTAAGAAGGAACTGGGAGACATACTGTGGTATCTATCAGCATTAGCAACTGATTTAGAAATTGATCTAGATGATGTAGCTTCTACTAATTATGAGAAGCTAAAGTCTAGACAAGAGAGGAACGTTCTGCAAGGATCAGGAGATAATAGGTAAAATAAAATAAAGGTTATGAGTGAGAAGAGATACGTCACGGTGGAAACGCCGGATGCGTTGAGGCAAATGGTTAAACATATTAGAGAGCATGACATTATTGCTTTTGATACAGAGACAACCAGCCTTAATGTCAGGAAGGGAAAAATAATAGGGATATCAGTATCGGGGGAAGTTGGAGTGGGGTACTACATGCCAACTATGGTATTAAAAGAGGGGGAGTTAGTAGACGATACTATATACGGAGAAAGTTGCCATGATTTAGCAAAGAAAGTAATAACTCTTTTGTGCAGTAAAAAACTCATAGGTCATAACTTATCATTTGATTCTAGATTTGTAAAAGAGTTTTACGGAATTGATATAGTACCTGCCATACATGCAGACACAATGTTACTAGTACATACGGTATCAGAAGAAGGCGCAGGAGATGGGTTTGGTAGTTCTTTTGGTCTTAAAGATATTGCAAAGGCTATACAACAGCACATTGGACTTGACATGGATAAAGAAGCCAATGAAGAACAAGTAGAACTTAAAGAATCTATAAAAGCCAATGGGGGTACTACTACTAAAGAAAATTATGAGATTTGGAAGGCGGACTTGCCTATATTATCTAAGTATGCTTGTGCGGATACAGATCTTACTCTCAGAGTATATAACTACTACGTAGAGAGACTCAAGTCAGAAGGATTAGAGAAATTCTTTTTTGAAGACGAGGTGATGCCGTTATACAGGGAAGTTACTATTCCTATGGAGAGCAATGGTATGAAGCTTGACATGGATCTTATAGTTCAATCTAGAGAGGAGATAATAAAAGATCTTGAAGAGTATAAAGCTCTTGTAATCAAGACTCTTTTAAAAGATTCTAGAGTAAAAGAATGGGTTATAGACAAGGCATTAGAAAAATACCCTCCCACCCACAAAGGAAGTTACGCACAGCAACTGATAACAGAATCGGGACACAGTTTACCAAAGTCTGATAAGACTGGTAAGTATACAATGAATGCTGCAACACTAAAGACTTTAGAAGAAGGGCCTATCAAAGAATTCCTAACAACTGGCAACATAGATGTTCTTGACGCTGACCTAGCTGTAAAAGTTAGTATGAAGCTATGGAAAGAAAGCCAGGATGGAGATTTCTTTAATATCCAATCTAAAGATCACTTGGGAAGTATTGCATTCACAGCTTTAGGAATGGAACCTCTATCTACTACAGATAAAGGTAAAGATAAGTTTGACGATGACTTCATTCAGTCTATTGCAGATAAACACGAGTGGGCTAAGAATCTTCGCATTTATAATAAACTGCTAAAGATAAAGTCTACTTACATGGACAGATTCCTAGATAAACAGGAAGACGGCATGTATTATTTCTATTACAAACAACACGCTACCGTATCAGGTAGGTATGGATCTGATGCACAGCAGTTGCCTAGACCTAAAGAAGAGGGGGAAGAGGATCCTATTGTGCTTAAATACAACAATATGATCCGTGCGTTCTTTGTTTGCAAACCGGGAACAATCTTTATAGACTGTGACTACGAATCACTTGAACCTAAAGTATTCTCTCACGTAGCTGATGATGAAGGTTTGAAAGATATCTTCCGTAATGGATGGGATTTTTATTCTACTATCGCTATAAAAACCGAGAAGCTAGATCAGTATTCTCCAGATAAGAAAGCTCCTAATTACCTAAAGAAGATGGCTAATAATGTAAGGCAAAAAGCAAAAGCGTATTCTTTAGGCATTCCCTATGGTATGGGAGCCTACGCACTAGGGAAAAGTATAGATGTATCTACAGATGAAGCAGAAAAACTTATAGATGGATACCTTAACGGATTTCCTAATTTAAAAAAATGGATGGAGACTTCTAAACAGTTCGTAAAGAAAAATGGGTATATAAAAACACAAGTAGGAAGAGTTCGTCATTTACCAAAAGTTTCATATCTTTACGAGAAGTTTGGAGACAGACTATTAGAATTTAAATTTCAAAGAAAGCTAGAAGATCAGCTTGGTAAAGATACTGTTTTAAATATGGTTAGAGATTATAAGAATGGTTTAAATAACGGAATGAATTATCAAATTCAGAGTTTAGCAGCATCTATTGTAAACCGTGCCGCCATTGAAATAAACAGAGAATTTAAAAAACATGGAATAAAAGGGCAAGTAGTAGCACAGATTCATGACCAGTTAGTTATGGAAGTAGAAGAAAGTATGGTAGAAGAGGCATCTAGAATTGTTCAAGATAGAATGGAAAATACTACTAGACTTTCTTTGGAGTTAGTAGCACCGCCAGCATTGGCACATAATTTGAGAGACGGACACTAAAAAATAAAATATGAGTACATTAGTAGCATTACATGACAAAGTCATCTTGAAAAAGATAGACGCAGAGGACAAGATGATAGGAGGTATTATAGTACCAGATACCGGAAAAGAAAAGTCAAATTATTTTGAAGTAGTAGATCATGGAGAAGGAATGTATAATCCTCATATGGGAAACTACTATCCCATGAAAGTAAAAGTTGGGGATATAGCAGTAGTACCAAAATCAGTAGTAACTCAAATTATAGTAGACCAAGAGGAGTATTATGTTTGTAGAGAAGTAGAAATTCTTTCAATTATAAAAGATTAATATATGATAAAGACAGAGTTTGGAACAGAGTTAAAGAAAAAGATTCTAAATGGAATTAATAAGATTAACGATAGTGTGTCTTCTACATTAGGGCCTGCTGGTAGGAATGTGATAATTAGAGACGCTGACGGGTCTATTAAAGTAACTAAAGATGGTGTTACTGTAGCTAAAGCGTTTTCTAAATTAGAAGATCCAGTAGAAGACATAGGAGCCCAAATGGTAAAACAAGTATCCATTAAGTCCGCAGATAAAGCAGGAGACGGTACAACAACTTCTACGTTGTTAGCAGCTGTGATGATTAATGATGGCATGAAAGCTATTACTCAAGGATCAAATGCAGTAGAAGTTAAAAAGGGTATAGACAAAGGCGTATCAAAGGTTGTAGAGGGTTTAAAATATATTTCTAAAGATATCTCATCAGAGGCACAAATAAAGCAAGTAGCAACAATATCAGCTAACAATGATCCTGAAATAGGAGCGCTTATTGCTACAGCTTTAGATAAGGTTGGTACAGACGGTGTAGTAGCTATAGAAGAATCTAAAACAGGAGAAACTAGTTTGGAAGTAGTTGAGGGTATGATGTTTGAAAGGGGATATAAATCTCCGTACTTTGTTACAGATAATACTACTATGCAAACTGTTTTTGAAAAGCCGCTTATCTTTTTGTACGATGGAAGATTAAGCAGTACAGCACACGTACTTCCTGTACTACAAGCAGCACATTCTGAAAACCTTCCGCTTTTGATTATTGCAGAAGATGTAGAAAACGAAGCCTTAGCATTACTTGTAGTAAACAAAGCTAACAATACAATTAAAGTTTGTGCTGTAAAAGCTCCTGACTTTGGAGACAGGAGAACTGCTATACTAGAAGACATTGCTATTCTTACTGGAGCAACTGTAGTCTCTCCAACTAAAGGGCACAAGGTAGATAAGATGAAGCCTGATGAATTCAAAGCAATGTTTGGTAAGTCTCGTGTTGTAAACATAACAAGTAAAGACACAACTATCATTGATGGAAAAGGAGAGATTGAAAAGATAGAACAGAGGCTCTCTGATTTAAAAGCACAAATAGAAATAGCTAAATCTAATTTTGAAGTAGAAAAACTCCAAGAAAGATTGTCAAAGCTTACTGGAGGTGTAGCTATAATTAATGTTGGAGGTTTGAGTGAGGTAGAAATGAGAGAGAAGAAAGATCGTGTTGATGATGCCTTACACGCAACCAAAGCGGCTTTAGATCAAGGTATTGTGCCTGGAGGTGGTATGGCTTTGATTAACTGTAAAGAGTTCATTAAAGACGCTTACAACAACTGTGACAACGATGATCAAGAGCTTGGAGTTGGCATAGTAGAGAAGGCTTTGTCTGCTCCATTTAAAAAGATTCTTTATAATGCCGGAATAGAAAATGTATACGAACTTCTTAGTTTAATCGACAAGAGATGTAAAGATGAGGAAGATAACAAAGAGTGGATCGGATACAATGCTAAGACTGGTGAAGTAGAAGATTTTCTTTATAGCGGTATTCTTGATCCAACTAAGATCACAAGGACTGCTATAGAAAACGCAGCAAGCGTAGCAGGAACAATTCTCACTACAGAATCAACTGTATATTTTGTAGGGGATAATAAGAAAGAAGATATAGATTATAATCAATTCATGTAAAAATAAAATATGCAACAACAAAGTCCGTTATCGAATATTAGATTTGATCAAACTACAGGAGTGGTTTGTGAGAAGTGTGGAGGAAGTATTTTCTCAGAAGCAATGTATTTACGAAAAGTATCTAAGTTTTTAGTAGCAACTACTAGCGATAAGGATCAACTTATTCCTGTGCCTACTTTTTATTGTGTGAGTTGTAAACATGTCAATAAAGAGTTTTCTCCTTTTGGAATTGAAGAAGAATCTAAAAAAGATACAGAATGACAATAGAAGAAATAAACGAAGGTATAGAGGCTTGCAACAGAAAGCTAGAGGACTATAGAATACAGATAGAAGCTTTATCTAATAGCGATGACCCAGCTAGCGATGATGTACAAGCTCAGTTTAGCTATCTTATGACAGAGATTGGAAAAGTAACAGTAGAACTAGATAACTATATATCTAAAATTCCATGAAAGAAGCGATTGGATTATCAGAAGAGTTAGCACCTAAAATAAGATTAGAGAAAGGAGATGGACAAAAAAACATCTCCTTCTCTCAATATTCTGTATATGAATCCTGTCCTTACAGGTGGTATTTAACTTATGGAAAAGGAATGTATCTTTTTTCTGCTAGTATAAATACTGTCTTTGGAACTGCTATACATGAAGCTCTTCAAACTTACTTAACTATAATGTTTAAAGAGTCTGTTAAAAAAGCAGAAGAGTTTGATGTGCTGGGCTTATTTGAAAAAAGATTTAGAGAGGAGTACGTAAAAGAGTTAGCTAATAATGATGGAATTCATTTTTCTACTAAAGAAGAGATGTCTGAATTCTTTGAGGACGGAGTGCAAATAATAGAGCAATTTAAAAAGAAAAGAGCTTCCTATTTCTCCACCAGAGATTACGAGTTGCTTGGGATGGAAATCCCTATACTGGTACAACTAAAAGAAGATTCAGATAAGTTTTTATTCCAGGGGTTTGTAGACTTTATATATAGAGATAAACTAGAAGGTACAGTTTATATTGAGGACTTTAAAACTTCTACAAAAGGATGGAGGGATTATGAAAAGAAGGATGAAATAAAACAATCTCAGATTCTACTGTATAAAAATTACTTTGCAAAACAATTTGGAATATCCTCTGATTCTATAGTACCTAGATTCAGAATATTAAAAAGAAAGCTATATGAAAATGCAGACTTCCCACAATCAAGAATACAAGTTCATGAGCCGGCTAATGGAAAAGCTAAAGTCCATCAAGCTGTTCAGAAGCTTGTCAATTTCGTTAATGATTGTTATAATGAGGATACTACCCCAAAAGAAAAACAATATGTAAAAAAATCATCTGGAAATAACTGTAGGTTCTGCCCTTTCAAAGATCGTCCTGATTTATGTGATAAAAAAAATTCTTCTGTTTTATAAAGAAATATGTCATTTGTATATATTTATATATGAAATATATAATTAGTTACTATGGTATACAAAGACAAATTAAAGTTAACTAGTGTAAAAATACACAAGGACTTATCAGAAAATTTTAAAGTAGAAAGTGCGAAGACTGGATTATCTCTTCAAAAATTTGTGAACAGATCTATACATTTATATCTCACAGATTCTGAATTTAAAGTTAAAATGCTGACTTACAATCAATTAGCAACAAGCGGAAGTCTATAATCCTTAAAAAATCTTAATGAAAGCAGGTTACATAAAAAGAGAAGACAGAAAAAAAATTCTATTCATAGGAGATGATATTAGATTTTTTTCAGGTATAGCTACAATATCTAGGGAATTAATTTTAGGTACTGCCCATGCCTTCAACTATGTTTGCGTAGGAGGAGCTATAGAGCACCCAGATAAGAATAAAAAAATGGATCTATCCCAATCAACAAACGAGATAGCTAAAATTCCTGACTCGTCTGTTGTATTATATCCTACAAATGGGTATGGAACTCCTGATTTAATAAGACATTTGATACATTCAGAAAAACCAGATGCCTTAGTTTTTATAACAGACCCAAGATATTATGAGTGGTTATTTAAAATAGAACATGAAATAAGGCAATCAGTTCCGATGGTGTATATTAATATTTGGGATTGTGAACCTGCTCCTTTGTATAATAAGAGTTATTATAGATCTTGTGATACATTATTATCTATATCAAAACAAACAGAGATACTAAATAAAGTTGTTCTGGGAGAGTATGCTAATGAGAAAATAATACAATATTTTCCTCATGGTATAAATGAGAATAACTTCTACCCTATTCAAAAAAATACCGAGGAATATGTTAATCTTCTTAATTTTAAAGAAGCTTTGTTTCAAGGAAAACAGTATGATTTTGTTTTGTTGTTCAACAGTAGAAACATAAGAAGAAAATCTATTCCGGATACTATATTAGCGTTTAGATATTTTCTTGATCAGCTACCAAAAGAAAAAGCAGATAAGTGTTGTTTAGTCTTACACACTCATAGAGTGGATGATAATGGCACAGACTTGCCAGCAGTAGTAGATCTATTTATGGGCGACAAGAACCATCAGGTAGTGTTTTCTAATCCAGGAAATGATGTGGCCTATATGAATAGGTTATACAACTCTTGTGACGCTACAATATTACTATCTTCTAATGAAGGTTGGGGATTGTCATTAACAGAGAGTTTAATGTGCGGTAAAATGATTATTGCTAACGTTACAGGCGGTATGCAAGATCAAATGAGATTTGAAGATGAGAACGGAGACTGGATTAAATTCAGTGAAGACTTCTGCACAAATCATTTAGGAAGGTATAAAAAATGTGGGCAGTGGGCTATACCTGTATTCCCTTGCGGAATAAGCATACAAGGGTCTCCTCCCACTCCATACATATCTGATGACAGGGTAGACTTTAGAGACGCTGCTAAAGCTATGGAGACTTTATACAATCTTTCTAAAGAAGAAAGAGATGAGAACGGTTTTAAAGGAAGAGAGTGGGTTACTTCTGAAGAATCAAAGATGTCAGCTTATCATATGTCACAAACATTTATAAGCACTATAGACAGAACATTTAACGAGTGGAAACCTAGAAAAAGATATCACGTAATAAAAGTAAAAGACCCAGAAATAAAAACTCTTAAACATTATATATCAATTTAATCTGTTATGAATAAACCTTATTGCGTAGTATCCTGTCCTATAGATATTCTGAGTGGGTATGGAGCACGGTCTAGAGATTTTGTAAAAGCTTTAATAAAATTAAAAGGAGAGGAGTGGGATATAAAAATACTATCTCAGAGGTGGGGAGAATGCCCTTACGGTGCTTTAGATGAGAATAATCCTGAAGATTTGGATCTTCTTAATAGAATATTAAATCCTCCGCAACTAAATAAACAACCTGATATATGGTTTCAAATAACTGTCGCTAATGAATTTCAAGCCGTAGGAAAGTATAATATAGGAGTGTCAGCTTTAGTAGAGACAACAATACTTCCTGGAGAGCTTATAGAAGGTATAAATAGAATGAACCTTACTATAGTTTCCTCTGAGTTTGTAAAACAAGTAGGACTTCAGACTAGTTTTGAAAAAATAGATCCAAATACAAAACAAAAGCTAGGTATTATAAAAGTAGATAAACCTATAGAAGTATTGTTTGAAGGGGTAGATACTAGAAAGTATAAAAGACTAGAAACATCTAGTTTTGATTTATCAAATATAAAAGAAGAGTTTTGTTATCTTACTGTAGGACATTGGCTTCAAGGGGATATGGGAGAGGACAGAAAACAAATTACCACTCTTGTTAAATCTTTTTTAGAAGCGTTTAAAGATAAGAAAAACAGACCTGCTCTTATTTTAAAAACTGGAATGGCTGGGTTTAGTATAATAGAAGAAGAGCATCTCTTAGATAAAATAAACAATATTAGGCGTACAGTTAATGGAGATCTTCCAAACATTTATTTTTTGCATGGAGAACTTACAGAAGAAGAGATGAACAATCTTTATAACCACAGTAAGGTAAAATCATTTGTACTATTCGGTAACGAAGGATTTGGTAGACCCTACTTAGAGTTCTCCGCAGCTTCTAGTAAACCTATAATAGCATCGCCTTTTAGTGGGCACGTTGATTTTTTAAACCCAGAATTTAATATCTTTGTAAAAGGGAGTGTAGACAAACTTCACGCCTCAGCAGTCAATGCTTTTTTAGTTGCTGATTCTAGTTGGTTCAAAGCATTTCCACGTTCAGTTGAAGAAACTATTGTGGAAGTTTATGAAAATTATAACAAGTATGTAGATATGGGAAAAAGACAAGGGCATATATCTAGAACAAAGTTTAGTTTTGATTCTATGGTATTTAAATTAAAAGAAATACTAGATAAAAATGTTCCTAAAATAAGTGTAGCTCAGCCTATTAATTTACCAAAATTAAAATCATTATGACATCTCAAGAATTTGTAATGTGGTTAAAAGGATTTACGGAGGCTTGTAACGATCTTACAGCCACTCCTAAACAATGGGACAGAATAAAAGAAGTACTAGAAAAAGTATCTGATAAAAAAGAAACTGCTCCTATTGGACCAAGCGGTATAATAACAACAAGTGGGATAACTAGTGTATCAAGATACCCTCTGGGAACAAATATAAATTATACACAATTAATAGATTAGTATGCAAGATCAGTTAACAAGTTGTAGAAAATGCGGAAGTCCTTTGTGTTATGAAAGACATGTACAAGGTATAATAAGCTGGGATTGTTTACAGTGCGGGTTTACTACAAACACTTTACTATTAGAAAACACAGAGGGAGCAGCTACGTATGAGTCTATGCTCCCCAACTTGTTTAGAGATATAAAATTTGTAGACAAGGATGGATTTGTATGGTTCCCTACAACAGTAACTAAAGAAGGAGTGGGGATAGTTTTCCCAGATGGAACATCAAATCAAGATTGGAAATGGGCATTTGCACCTCACGTAGAAGTATTAGAAGAAGAAAAAGAAAGGTTTAAAAAGCCAGACGGATCTTATCACAAGTATAAAACGGATATGAAAAAGGTTCTACACTTTGATAAGGAATATTTTTCACAAGCTTTAGAAGCAGCTGGATTTTTATAAACAAAAATTATGGTAAGTATATCCTATTGTATAACAACTCACAATGAAGGAGCTGTGTACATAAAACCTTTATTAGATAGGCTACTAAAGCATTTACAACCAGAAGATGAAATAATAGTAGTAGATGACTTTTCAGATGAAGCATCTACAGTTAATGTTCTTGAAGAATATAGAGATAAAGTTAATCTTTATTTTAATCCTTTGAACAATGACTTTGCTGCGCATAAAAATTTTTCTAAGTCTAAATGTACAAAAGATTATATCTTTTTTATAGATGCAGATGAAAATGTACATGAGAGTCTTTTAATAACTTTAAAAGAAATTCTTTATAATAATCCTACGATAGAAATGTTCATGGTCCCCAGGATTAATATAGTTCAAGGACTTACAGAGCAGCATGTTCAAAAATGGAACTGGAATGTAAATGAAAAAGGATTTGTTAATTATCCAGATCCACAAACTAGAATTGTAATTAATAAGGAAGAAATTAAGTGGGAGAATAAAGTCCACGAAAGATTAGTAGGACACTCTAGTCACACTCTATTACCTTTTGAAACAGAGGATTATTGTCTTCTTCATATTAAAGATATTAAACGCCAGGAAGCGCAGAATGGCTTCTATGCTACTTTATGAATATTCTTTTTCATTCTAATCAATTGGGAGTACGTGGTACCGAAGTGGCTATGTATGATTATGCCCACTATAATGAAACTATATTAGGAAATGTATCTTATATAGTTTCAAATGCTTCAGCAGATTTATCGGCACTATCTAAATTTAAAAACAGATTTGGAGACAGAGTTATATTATATAATGACTTTGATGAAGTAGTTAATATGCACAGCTTATCTATAGATGCTGCATATTTCACCAAAGCTGGGTTTAATGACAGTATGCTATATCCAGGAGCAAAAAATATAGTACACGTTGTTTTTGATTGTTACGAGCCTCACGGAGAAAAATATGTCGCAATTAGTGAGTGGTTAGGTAACAAATTAAATATAGACTACCTGCCTTACATAGTAACTTTACCTGATGTAAAAGAGGATTTTAGAGAATACATAGGAGCTTCTAGTACAGATATTATATTTGGAAGACACGGAGGCTTTGATCAATTTGATGTTCCATATTTAGGAGATGTGATAAAAGCAGCTGCTGATAAAGGTATTAAGTTTTTTTTGATGAATACCAAGCCTTTTAATTATAACCATCCCAATATAATATATGCAGAGGCTAACACAGATATGAATACTAAAACTGCTTTTATAAACACTTGCGATGCAATGTTACACGGCAGGTTAGAGGGAGAATCTTTTGGTTTAGCAATAGGAGAGTTCTTACATCAAAATAAACCTGTAGTAACCAACATACAATGCAGAGATAAAAATCAGATACATGTTTTAAAAAGTAATGGTTTTTATTATTCAAACCCAAATGAGCTTTACACTATTTTAACTTCTTTTGAGAAAAAAGATTATAATGTTAAAGAGCTAGTAAAAGACTTCAGACCAGAAGTTGTTATGAAAAAATTTAAATCTTTAATAAGTGAATAACTTTAAAATAGCATTTATATTTGCACATAGAGATACTGATGTGTGGACAACTCCTTTATCTATAGTTAATGAATTTAAACGTTTAGAGTGGCAAGTATCTATATATTCATTATTTGATTTATACGATAATTATGTAGATTCTGGAATATCTTTATTAATAGACGATAATAACTCCGGTAAATTTTGTCCTGATGTGGTTATGTATATGGATTGGGGTAGATATGATTCTCCCTTGCTAGATAAGAAACATATTCCAAATGCTTACTGGGTTATGGAATCTGGGGATGATCCTCAAAATTTTGAGAGAAATTCAATAAAAGCCCATAAGTTTGATTTGATTTTAACTCCTGCTCATGACTCTTATTTAAAATATAAAGATAAAGGATTCCCTACTTTGTGGTGGCCACACTTCGCTGATACTAATATCCATAATCCATACAGCGGGTATACTCCTTTTGATGATCTTCCTCCTATAAGATCCACTAGAGGACCCGGAGGATCCCATGTTATGGATTACTTGTCTCAAATAATGCCAGACAAATTTATTAATAGAAATGGTTTATCGGGACAAGAGTACGGAGATTTCTTAAACAGTGGAGTAATAGTTTTTCAACATAGTAGATGGCAGGAGGTAACTAGAAGAATCTTTGAAGGTATGGCTTGTGGTAAATTAGTTATAACTGATAAATTGCCTGACCATACTAAAATAGATTCTTTATTT